AAAAGCGGGTGATGGGAATCGAACCCACGTGATCAGCTTGGAAGGCTGGAGTTCTACCATTGAACTACACCCGCTTATAGTCGGGGTGACAGGATTCGAACCTGCGACCTCTTGATCCCAAATCAAGCGCTCTAGCCAAGCTGAGCCACACCCCGTAAGTGTTATGCAATTTCACAACTCATAACGAAAATATATTACCATACTTTGTTATGTTTGTCAATCCTTAAAAGAACTGCGGATGACAGGAGTTGAACCTGCACGTCGTAGACACTAGAACCTAAATCTAGCGCGTCTGCCAATTCCGCCACATCCGCATAATGAGCGTGCGGGGATTCGAACCCCGGACAACTTGATTAAAAGTCAAGGGGTCAAAATGCTCTCAAACCGCATAAACTCAATTGTCTTTAATTTTGGTTGGAACGAAAATGGAACATTTCGTAACCAACGTTGATTATAATATCACATCATTTTCGACATTGCAACTACTTTTTTCTATTTTTTTTCAGAGCTGTGCAAGTTTTCTTTCCTGCGTAACTTCCTGTTGTCTTCCAACCCAACTGTTTCCAATACTTCTGTAGTGCTTTGTATGTCTTAGTTCCCCAGATACCATCTACAGACAGCGGATGATTATTTGCATATGTACAGTTTGCGTTTAGCTTCTTCTGTAACCACTTGATCGCAGATTTAGAAGATGTCTTTTTAACTGTATTATAGCTAACTGATACCTTATCGTATGCAGGTCTTCCATATCCTGCGATACGGCTGTTACTCTTTGCGTAAGATTTCTTGCATACAGCACCACCGTTTGGTACAACGGCTGTTCCATTAGATGTGTTGCCCTCGATCGTGAACACCATCTCGTCTGTGACTGCATACACAATTCCAGTGTGGCAGATTCTTTGAGAGTTCTTGAAGAAAATCTGATCTCCAATCCGTGGTGTTTTATGCCACTGGTCATTGTCTTTGAATTTTTGTGCTGATGTTGGAGTGTATGCACTAAATCCATGTAAGAGTTTTTTTGCTACATCCCTGCCGTATGCCTGCACCATACACCAATCCACGAACATGTCACACCAGTAAGCATCTGGTCCGTTAATACCAAAGTATGCTCCGTACTTAGTGTAGTTGTTGCTACCTGCGTTTTTTGTCTTACTGTTTAGATTCTTCTTGCTTTTCTTCTCTAAGTATCCGACTTCTCCTTTGGCTACTGTAAGAAGCTTGTCTACCGTATGTGCCATATTAGTCCTCCTTATATTCGATTACCTCAGCAATATCCGTCTTGTTCTTTGCAAGCTCGCTATCCCCGATTCCCTTTGTTGTTGGGTCCACCAATACCCCGACAGCCACTAAGATATTAAGGATGATACCTACAAGCTGTGATACTTCATCCTGTGCGATTGGTGCTGTGATACCTAAGATTCCTAGAATCTGATAGATAAATGCAATTAATGCAGAAGCCAATGCTACTAATGTTGCTTTATTCTTGAAACGTAATTTAAGATTCATAATTTCTCCTTTCATTTTGTGGAAATATATGTTAATATGTATTTGAAGATTTTTCATACTTAATCTTCAATTTTATACTTTCCCCCTACAGTTTGTAGGGGCTTTTTTTATACTTGATAAAGCTTCTTTTGGTTAACTAAAGTATTTTTTATGTAACTGTACAATCGCTTTATCAGATCTTTTAATACTGAATCATAAAAACATCTCAAACCAGTCAAGGAACGATTTTGCATCTTCAATCCCGTACCCTTTGTTGATCATCTCTTTGCTTAAAAAATATTCATACAGAAGCGATGAAATTAATCTGTCTACTGATTTTTCGTCTTCATAGTACATTTTTTCTAAAATCCGTCTTGTCCGATCTTCTAAATTTTTATCTATTTGGTCCCAATCATCAGTATGAAGAGCATAAAAAGCAACAAGATTTTCTTTAATATCCTGTTCTGACATAACACCTACAAAGTTAAAAGAAGGATTTCCATCAGAATGTATAATGCTGTTCTGTTCTATGTAGATACCGCAAAAATTTTCATCAACATTGATAGTATCCTTGAAATAGTATTTACCTTTAGGAATGAATAATGTTTTATTTGCATTTTCCTTACTGCTCAGAAACGCATTAATGATTCCTGAGCAATCAGTTTTACCATCACTAATCACTCCTATATCCAGTGCATTAACAATTTCTTTTCCAATTTGAATCCCGCCAATTTCCAAAGTCTTCATAAGTCTACTCCTTTCTTCATACGGTTGCTGAACTAAATAATAGCCCCATTTAGCTAATTGTATGCTGTTCCGTGCACACAAAACTCTTCTTATAGGTTTCGGATGGAACATATAATTTAATTCCACTACAATTTATAAATTCAACAAAAGATGGAATTATAGGTGATGTTTTAGTGGTTCTTAAGTCAATATGTGCGTAATCTGAACCATCTGCAATAGAGAAATAACAATTTTCAAATCGCAAATGTTCCCCACGTTTAATTGAAGTAAAAATATTATCGGGATTATCATGCGATTGAAATACCATGTGATTTGCGTGATTTGTATTAGTACATTTGATTATACAGTTAATAAATTCACCAAATTCCAGCATCGAGTATCCAGTCCCAATACAAGCAGTTGCAACAGTTCCATCTTCTGCCGTATCAGGTCTGCCTCCCCAGTTGAATACACAATTCTCAAAATGCCAATCGCATTCGTCAGTTGAACCCACAGTCTCAATATGCATACAATATCTCGTATTTTTTGATTCAAATGTAAATCCTTTGATATAAATTCCTTTTGAATTTGTAGGTATATGGAATAAACATTTGTTAACGCAATTTGCATCAGTTACAGGTGTCGTATATCCATCAGCTCCATCCCACTTAAGGACACACAAATCAGGTTTTAAAATATTTTCGCTCCGATAGGTAACATAAGGCTTACATACTACTCCTTGGTAGCCATTCCCATCTACACCAGAATATTTTTCCTGTAAATCTGTATACGTTCCTTGTTTTACAATTATTCTATATCTGTTAGTTTCTGAATTATCGGTAATAACTTCATTAGCATGATATATTGTTGCAAATGGATTTTCTTCTGTCCCGTCGCCCGTTTCGTCTGAACCACTTGTTGAAACAAAAATTGTATGTACACCATTTTGTGAAATGGAATCAAGGATATTCTTTAGGCTTTTAGATGTATAATCAAAGAATAAAACTAAGCAATTCTTATTATCTAATGTTGTTGGGCTTGCTTCTGATGTGCCAAACTTATATGCAATTTTCCTTGTACCATCAGGAAAAATATACGAAAATGATGGATTTTCATATGGTGTTCCATAAGTGGCATATGACAATAAATTGTTTCCTTTTGTATATGCAAATATTGACACGGGCTCTTTAATAACAATATTCTCTAAATCAAACGCAACATCTGTATATTCTGTCGTAACCGCCTTTTCTGCTGTTGCTATAATATTGCCATCAAGAGTAGCGATTTCTAAAACAACAATGTCGTCATTAGATGCTTTAATATTCATCTTTATTTTTGTTAGTGTTGCATTTTTACCAAAATCAAAATATTGTTTTACGCCCGTTATTTGATTTCTGATGAAATTGTTAGGTGTATTATTTCTAATGATTGAGCATTTATTAACAAAAGCTTCGGTTTCAATCTCAAATTTTGATTCTATATCACCTAAAGATTCCTTTAGTGAACCAATTTCCTTTCCAACTATAGCCGAATCCGCAGGCTTATCTGATTGTGTAAGTGTTTTATCTGTGTTTACCGCAGCCGAATTATAAGTGCCACCAGAAGTCCAAGCGGACCCATTCCAATAATACCAATTGCCACTTGTGTAACCAGACTCACTACCTTGATAGACATAGACTCTTGTTTTGTCTGTCATACCTGCGACAGTAGTTGCAATATAAGGTGCTCCAATCTGCCCCATAATCGCAGACCACGGTACTTTTTGTAAATCCTCTTTTCCAACCAGACAATACATATCTTCTGTCGGATTAGACAACAGCGGTAAATCATTTATCTTTGCCATTTGCATCCACCTCTTTTACTTCTGTAGTGATTGTATTTATTTTTGTGCTAAGATTTTCCGACAACACGGAAAACGTCATATCTACGTTCATATGCCCTCCTTAATTTACCATCGGATAAATGCTTCGATACTTTCTACAATCGGCACTTCTACCGTTTGACTAACGCTTCCAGATTAGACCAAAATCTTAACTTTTAGGTTTTACATCTTGACCTAATGATTCTTGCAAAAGTTCTAATTGCATACAAAAAACAATGATAAATAGTGATATGTACTAAAGGTATATTAATTGCCATAATATTACTCCTTAATTGTTCAGTTTGTTATCCTTGATAAAGTCTCTAATAGCTTTGACATGCTCTTTGAGTTCATCGTCCACTATATAAAAATTACCCTTATTATTTCTGCTGATTGGTTCGCCTGTGCTATCGTCAATCTTGTTGTATGTGTATGTTACTCTGTCTCCACCGTCAATGTTTAATACCATAAAGCTACTCAACTGTTTCATTTAATATTTCCTCCTGCTCTTTAATTAAATCATTGATTTCTTCCATGTATTCTTTCTCATAGTTAATTACTTCTTCTTTCTCTGAGTTGTCGAATTTTTCAAGTCGTTCAAACTCATAATCTCTCTGAATTGCTTTGATTTCCCATGAAAACTTAAGATTTTCAGTACCTTTTACGATAAAGTAACTGTCAGTCTTTTCTTCTACCCATAAGTCGCCTTTTCCCTCTTTCTGCAAGAATACTTGGTACTCAACACCTGTGTTTACTGTTTCTGCAAATATATCATCAATGTTTATATAACATTCTCCAGTTTCATCGGTTTGTGCCGTTCCAATATCTCCAAACATTGGAGTTGCTGTCTCATAGCAATACTGTGAACGAATATCGTAATTTTCAGTATCAACTATTCTCTTTTTCGTCCCTGCACAACTAAAATCTTTAGAAACAGACAAATTTCCACCAGAAATATCTACATTTCCATAAAATGATGAATCCAAGTCAGAAACAAAAAATTCTTTTTTTTCTCCTATACTTACATGAAATTGACCTTTTTCTGTACTGTTTAATCCGTGAGATATTAATATGCTTTCATAATCTATATTTGTCTCTGTTGATTCCCAGTCAAATGGCGCGCCAACACTGTTTTCTGAATTTTTAACTTTTATACGATCGTGTTTTACTATTGAAGCTTTTCCTGCCCCGTCCTTACTTTTAGAAACGTACATTCCATCATTGAATAATTCTGGCAGCAAGCATATATATGATTGTGGAGTTTTATCGCTTTGTAGGGAATAATTCGACACCAAAATCCCTCTAGTGTCTACCGTCACAATTTCTTGATCCCACATATTGTAAACATGCAGTTCTCCGTCTCCATATGTGGTAGCTTTCCCACCTAAATTTAACACTCCACCTCTTCCATAAGTAAAATTTATATACAGTTTTCCGTCAGACCCACGATAAATACCTTGCCATTCTCCATTGTTCGTCAACAGATTAAATATATCTTCGTGTGTCAGTGCTTCAACGTCCATAACCAACGGTATTGATTCTTCGTCAAGTACGGTCTTTTTATCTGCTGTATACAGCCTGCATCGTATATACAACACATCTTTCATGCTCCGTTTGCTGACCACAATCATACTTCCTGCATTGGTTGTCAGATAATCGCCTGTCTTGACCTCTAAGAAATTATAGAAAGAATACGTCAATGAACTTTCAACGCTTGAACTTTCATAAGTTTTTGCCCATGTCTTGCCATCTTTCGATTCTTCTATCACAAAAATTCCTTGATATTCAACTTTCGCTGAGTTTGTGCCATCTCTGTAATATGCCTTAAATGTCATTTCATCTGGTGTTGTACTTCCGTCCTGTGCTTTTTTCAGAATGTTTATAGATGGTTCTAGCAGATACACTCTCCCCGGACTACCATCACGTATTTTTGCGATATTAAAACGCTTCTTCGCTGTATACGTCATATATGTTGCAGTAACATCTATCCATCCAGTATCCGTTGTAAGACTTGACACTGTATAGACTTTACTAGATGTATCAAACGTACCGTTTACACCGTCAGATTTTGCAAACGAAAAGGTAGTATCTTTTGTTACGTCCGTCTGCCCCCAAAACGTCTGTACTGTAAACGTCACTTTTGGAAATTTCACATAATTTCCATCATGATCTACACTAACACCTTGGTATTCGTTGTCCATCTTAAGGATTAGATTTCCTGCCTTTTTTATATCCTCAATTTCTTCGGTTAATTTCTTTCCGCCGATAGAAATGTTGTCTCCGCTGATAACTACCTTGCCGGTATCCATATCAACTTGAAAGATAATGTTTCCTGCACTATCTTTGACAGTAATTGCACCAGTATTGATATAATCTGCGTCAATTCCCTCTGCATACAGCAAACGTGTTATCATTTCCCCAGTGATCGTAAAGCCGTATGGATACGTTTTACCACCGTCTGTACTAAAACCGATTGCTTCGGCTGTCAGTTTGATAACATTCTGCGATTCTGCGATCGTTGGCTTGTCGTGCAGGTAATAAATTGTAGAGCTGTCTGGTTGTTTTTCTGCTGTAGAATACATGCCAGAGCTGTTTTTTAATGTATCATTTAACTTTTTAACTGCCTTTTCACGATTTGTCTTTTCACGTTCAACTAATTCTTTTCCTTGAATCAGTGCTTTTTGTTCACTTGACGTGTAATTGCTTTGATTTCTCATTGGAGATTCTGCACTGTTTTGTAGTGTTGTATACCCAAAGAATACAAAGTTTACATCTGTTAATACTGAATAGAAACTTTTCCCTTTCCAGTCTGTGACTTTTATCTTGTCCATAAACTCAGCAATTGGATAAGATATGTAATCCATCGTAAATCCACGAAATGTCACTGTTTTAAATTTGTCATAAACCCAAGAAACAAGTGTTTCCTCATGTCCTTTTACAAGTGGATTCTCCAAAGATAAGATATAGCTGTCTGCACCTACTTTTACAGTTTCTTCAACATCTTCTTCATTCTCATTTCCATCTTCGTCAGTTACAGTTTTTTTGACAGTGCGTGTCATTTGCACGCCTGTTACCTGCACATCGTTTGTATCATTCGTCAGAGTGTTGTAATCGGTCAAATTATGAACATTACCGCTATTGTAATTAAAGTCATAGGTCATTATCTGTAAATGCCCTGTACGGTCGATTCTTGCGTTTCCGCAGGCAATCATAGCAATAAATCCTATAATCTGTCGGTGTGTGTACTCGCTAGACGGCATGGTTGGTATCTGGAAGTCATTGTGTAAAAAGTTACTATTTCCAATCAAGATACCGCAGGTATCACAACTATCAATTAGCACACTCTTTGCTGTCGCAGGGAATGTCAATGTTGTGCTGTATGTCTTATCTGCTTTATACATATCATCGTATCCAACAATCGTTACAACACTTCCGTAGGTTTCTGGTTGAGTGACGGTAAATGTACCGTATTCAATTTTTTCTGTTGTAGATGATAATTCAAACGTCAGATATAGTCTGATTTTTGCTCCAAAAAAATCATAATCAGATAAGTGATCATCGTCGTTCATGATTTCTAACTGTACGTTTCTGCTAAGGGCAACTCCTAAAGGAATAGAGTTTGCCCCCGCAGAATCAAGCAGACTATTGTTATCTATTGAAAAATCATCCTCTGTCAGTTCTAAAACTGTTCCATTTGCAAGTGTAACTTCTGCATACTCTTTAAAGTCCTGTCTCTCTGACATAAGTTCTTTAAATTCGTTACTTACATTTATCATAATGGGTCAATCCTCTGTGCATTAAAAGAGAAGCTTTCAAACTTTTCTTCTCCGTCTTTCAATGTTCCAAATTTAATATCAGACACCTGTCCTACATAAAATGTATCGTCTCTCCATTTACCATAATATGGACTGAAATAATGCAACTGAAATTTTATCTTTTTATTGCTTTTACTGTAAACAATCATTTGCATTATCTCTGCTACATCTTTTGCAGGTATATCAGTCGCAGTATAAGGAAATCTTTCGATTGTAAACATTGGTGTAAATTTACCACTTCCAGACTGCGAACGTGTAGAACCTTGCGTATAAGTTGTTTCATATGCCGCAGAACTTCCACCATCTGGCTGAAATATTTTCTTACCATTGATTTTTATATAATCTTGTGCCATTTTTTACTCCTTTCTACGCAAGGCTGAATGGGTTTCTTCCATTACTCATTTGTCTTAGTTTTGCTTCTTCGATAAATTCATCAAACAACGTCCTGCGGTTAATCTGTGCTGTGAAATGATAATCTCCACCATTGTTACCGTTATTGTCTGATTCTAAATCTTTCATAACTGCTAATAGCTGTTCAAGTAAGTTAATTACGTCATTGTTATTGCTGTTTGTACCACTCTGTTTCTGTGCGATCACCGCGGATGCTTTCGCAGGTATAATCTTACCAGTTGCAATCTCTGGTGTTTTAAATGGTACACTTGCCAACTCTTTAGACTGATTCATAAAGGTTTTTATTGTATCCGGGAATGCTCTTTCCAGACCAACACTAATACCTGCTGGTAGCATCTTTCCAACCTTATCTCGCATTAATCTTGATGGAGAATGGATTCCAAAGAAACTCGTTACTGAGTCAAACGCTTTGCTTGCAAGACTTGTCATTTTATCAACCAAAATCCATGCAAAATCTCCAATACCTTTTGCTATACCTTTTACAATGTTCTTTCCAACACTTAACCAGTCCACTTTTGTAAACTTATCTTTCATTTTCACTACTGCATTTTTTGCTTTAGTAGCTAAACTACTAGGTAAGCCCTTAATTCCATTGACTGCATATGTAATAATTTTCCCTGCGGCTGTCTTTACTGTTGATAATTTACCAGTGATACCACTTCCAACATTTTTGACACCATTAGTACCTATTTCTTTTAATTTGCTAGGCAAATTTTTGATACCATTTACAAGGCTGCTATATACGTTTTTTATTGCATTGACTGCATTAGATTTTGCACCCATGATACCGTTCTTAATGCCCACAATAAGACTTTTACCAAGTGACAACCAATCATAAGCTGCAAACACACTAACGATTGCCATGATAATTTTTGGAATACTTGCAATAAGTGTAGGAATTGACTGAATCAATCCTTTAATCAATATCGCAATAAGTTTCACACCTGCGACTAAAATTTTAGGTGCATTATCATTGATTACACCTGCAATGTTAATCACGATTTCTGGAACATTTTTGATGATATCTGGCATGGCATTAGCTATACCTTTAGCAAGATTTAACATAAGATTGAGACCAGAATCTACTAATTTTCCTGCATTGCTTCTTAAGTTTGCAGTAAAATTGGTCAGTGCTGATAATCCTTTACTGATAAACTGCTGTGAACCATTTGTGATACCTCTTGCTAAATTATCCATAAAGGACGTTCCAAGACTAGTTAAGGCATTGAGTGCTTTACCTGCAACAGATATTGCTTTTACTAAGATTCCTACCCAGTCAATTCCAGTCAATAGCTGTGCTAATTTAGTACCTAGCAATGACCAGTTTGTAGTATCTAAGGCATTTTCCAGTGTTGTAAGTATTCCGATTGCCAGACCAGAAAGTCCAAGACTAATAGAATTAACGTCTATCTGCTCTATCGCACCATTTAACCCCTGTCCAATAGATTTACCAATTGTATCCCATTTAAGGGTATTTACTGCACCTGCGAGCATCTGAAACGGAATGTTGATACGGTTAGCAAACAACCGTCCTACATTAGACCAGTCAACCTCATTGAACATACCATTGATTCCAACACCAATTTTTGCCCCTAAGTTCTTCCAGTCAATTCCCTCAATCAGAAGATTAAGAGTGTTAACAATTGTATTAATACCTGCACCTACAGTACGTCCCATCAAATCCCAATCTATGTGATCTACAAGACTATTGAACGTCCGTGTAAATGCATTTACAAAATAAGTTATCTTTGGACCTACATTATTCCAGTTGATCGCATCATAAATCTTTTGTAGACCTTTGTTGATACCACTAGCAATATAAGCTCCAAGTCCATCCCAATCCTCTTTCTTTATGAGGTCCTTAATCTTCTTAGCAATGTCTGCAATGGAAGATTCAATAGGAACTTTCTCAAACATATCTCCAATGGATGGACCAGTGTAACCACCGCCACCACCTCCACCGCCTGCGGATGGGGTAGAAGAACTAGGGGTATCGTTATCTTTCTCTTTCTGGTACTGTCGGACTTCATCAAGTCCAGAAAGATAAGTCTGTATCTCTTTACTTGCCTTTTTCGTGGCTTTTGCGTTATTTTTTGTGGCTTTTGCCGCCTTATTAGCACCACTGGATGTTTTATTCAATGATGCCGCATAATCTTCTTGTACGGCTTTCGCTCTTGTAAAAGATTTCTGTCCTGTCAGTGCCGCTATAAACATTCCTACATACGTGATCGCTTTCGATAACATATTCATGAATGCCGTTAATATAGGTGCAACTACGGACAAAATCGGTGCAAATGCTGTTGCCAAACTGTTTTGTAACTGAGTTAATGCTGACATCATGGAAGATATCGAAGCATTAGTAGCTGACGAATACTGTGCAAGGTTATTGATGCCTGTCATGATTCCACTGTTAACTTTAGAAATCATTCCAAAAACGGTAGAATATAATACACTCATGCCGATCATTCGACCAATAGAAAAGCTTGCATTATTAGCACTGTTTGTAGTGCTTGTGAAGTTCTGTGCCAGTCCACCAAGACGTTTTCCAAGTCCAGATACGACTCCACCCATCCTACTAAAGATAGATGAAATACCGCCTGTCTTTGTCTTAGCACTGTCCACAGACTGACTGACATTCTTAAATGATGAACCAAGCCTACTATTTGTGTTAACAAGTCCTTTTTCTTTTGCATCTGTCTGTGTTATTTCTTTGTTTAAGGCATCCAAAGCTTTTTGACTTGCACTAGATGCCGTGGCAGAATATGCACCAGTCATAGGAGCTGTCTTGATCGCAGGTGTTTGTACTGTTCCACCACCGCTTTCTAACTGACGTTTCTTAGCAATCAGTGAATCGTACTGCCTGCCTAACTTCTCTGCCGCACTCTCCAATGCCATAAAGGCAGGAGAACTTGTAACACTTTGATTTCTTGCAAACAACTCTTGCTGAATCTGTGCCACTTGATTAAACTGTGCTTCTACCTGCTGTAGTGTCTGTTCAAGAATCTGATAAGCTGTAGTGTTGATAGGGCTGTCACTTATCTTTTGTTGTGCCTGTACTGTCTGCTCCAAGCTGTTATTTAACAGTTCTACCTTTGTTTCTGTGCCTGTAATCTCTGCATTAAGTTTAGCTAATGCGTTAGCACTTTTCTCACTTGCCAGACCTGTTCCACCTGTCAGCTTTCCAGTCTTAGGCAGTCCAGTGTTTCCTGCTGTAGATGTTTCCAACTGCTTCTTTTTTGCAATCAACTGTTCATATTGCTGATCTAATTTAGAAGCGGCACTCTCCATTGCTTGAAACGCAGGAGAAGCTGTAGCACTCTGATTTCTGTTAAATATATCCATCTGTGCTTTTTCTAACTCTGCAAGCTTCTGTCCTGTACTTTCTATAGCTTTATCTAACGTATCTAGTGCATTAGATTTAATATCTATGCTTTCTAGCTTCTTTTCTGCCTGTGCGGTCTTTTCCAGTTCCTTAGCCACGGTCTTTGCTTTTTCTTCGACAACATCCATACCTTTTGTATCTGGTGCTTTTATACCGCCACTCATAGCTTTTTCTATTGATTTTCCAATGGTTTTTACTTGATTGGATAAACGTTTTAAAAGGGATGCAATTTCTTTCACACTTGCTTTTGCTTCGGTTGTATCAATCTCTGTTTTGATATAAATACTTCCATCCGCTTTTTGTGTAGCCATTCAATCACGCCCCTTTCCCATTCAGTAAATCGTTTAAACGTTTCTGTTCTTCTAATTCCTCTTCGGAATATTTAACATCTAGGTCAATAAGCGTTTTATTTTCTTTGTAGAACTCTCTTTCCCAGTCTTCCAGTTTCTTTCTTTTAGCTTTCTTCATGCGAACACTAAGAATCTGCGAAAACAAAGACTCTCCAATTTCCATGTAAGCTCCTAAAAAAGTCCACCAATGTAAATACTGCATAGCTCGTATTTCTTTTCCAAGTACACGGTTAACAGATGGGATGATAACTGGTGCATCATGTTCCCAATCCATCACATGAGGTTGTTTCTTCCCATCATCTTTGATACCCATGTCAATAAATTCGATGGCTTTTTCAATAGCTTCTTCATAGTCTTGTGGTGGCATATTTCCAAAATCAACGTATAAAATGGTAAGGCAAACAATCCACTTTTCATCGTTCTCAAAGTCTGGGTCATTAAATGTTTTTAAAATGTCCAGAACTGCACGAAAATCTGTGCGTATTTCATAATCTATGCCACCAACTACTATGGATGTAGGAAGTTCCCAAACTTCCATTATTTGTGATATTTAGACGTTGCCCTTTTAATTTTCGCCTGTTTCTTCTTGATTCTCTGGTCTGTTACCTGCTCAATAATATCTGCGATCTCCACGATGATGTTCTCGATGTAGAAATCTCCGCTTTCTGTAAGAGTTAGTGGATTGCAAATAGCAAATACAGACTTAGAAGCTTTAGAGTTAAGCAAGTAATCAATCTGCCCCTCTAATTTGTCAGACAGTTCTAAGATATCCTGTTCTGTAGCATCCTCTGGAAGTTCCATCTTTTCCAAATTAGCAACAACTTCTTCGTATCTTCTTACGATATTTAAATCAACTGGGTTGAATGGGAATCTTCCGATTTCCTCATCATCTTCATTCGTTAAAATTACATTTAATGCCCCAGTTTTGACTTTTCGTCTAAGTTCTTCCATATCCTGCACTCCTTATTATGATAAAACTGCTTTGCTGTTTTCTTTTAAGTCCTGTGTAGCACTTTCTGAAAATGTTCCAGATGTTACGTTGTAAGTACCTTTTCTGCGGTTTCCTGCGTAGTTAACTGTGAAAGGAATCTGGTAACCACTTGTGTCTCCACCGTAGGATGTTGGAACAATATAACAATCTTCTGCGTATGCTTCATAAGCTCCGCTTGATGCTTCTTTCCATAGGTGTACTTCTACTGCGGTAGTTTTCAGATTATCGTCTTTGTAACGATTATCAATGATCTCCTGCAACTTCTGGCTTAATGTGCTGTCAGCTTCTGCATAATAAGGGTCGGCTTCTGAAGAAACCTCATATCCGTTGTGTTTGAATGTAGATTCTCCGATAATATTTTTACTTGTTTCTGTATCGGGATTAAGTTCGACATTGTACTCTTCTAAGTCTTTTCCAAGACGTTCATAGGATGGTGTTTTACCACCGCACAAAGAGCCTGCATCTAAGAAATGAGCCATATACTTACGGTCAATTTTACCTGTTGTAACTGCCATTATGATTCTCCTTTATCTTTTCAAGGTCAGTGATCTACATCTTGTCGTAGACCAGTTAATAGTTAATTTATCTATCAAAGTCGTTTTGATATCGGGCAGAAATATTGATAGCCCAATTCTCAGACTTGTTTTCGTTTATACTGTCCAAATATGCAGGTGTTTGTCTGTCAATCGTTAAAAACTTTCGATTGCCTGTCAGCACTGGATATTCTTCTAGTTTATATGTGTTGTTTTTAATTGTGATTGTTTGCTTTTCCAACCATTTACCAAGGTTATCCAACCACTCTTTCGTGTCTGCCTTACGTTTTGCATTAGCACCGCTTATACGGTAGATCACACAAAATGGATACAGACAAACCTGTGTGACGTGACCAGTGATACTCTCTTTTTCTGATTCAATCACCGCACCGCTTACTGGGAACATTGCTTTTCCGCTTGCATCATCTAATGTAGAAAATGCAATTTCGTCTCCCTCTCTTAATTCTGGGAATTGATTTACCAGTTCCTGCAATGCTGTTGTGATCACGTCAAAACCATCAATGTCGTACTTGACTGGTTTATTTTCTTCTGCCATCAACTTCCTCCTGCCTGCTTCTTAACATGAGTAACCCATGCTTTACCGTGATTCTTCTTTGCTGTTTCAAACCATTTTGGAGTTGCTTTTGGATTCTGGTAGCTTAAGTCAACTTTTGCGTTGGTATGCCCTGCAAATTCGGTAACTAATACTTTCTTAGCACCTTTTCTCGCCCACGGAGAGCCTGTTAATTCGTCAACCATACCTTTACCGTAGTATAAGAAACGTCCCATCGGTCCAGTACCTGCACATACCATTCCAGTACCTGCAAGTGAAGCACTTTTTGCCCTTGTCACATTTATAAACGTACCTGTTTCGTGTGGCATATAAGGGACCATATCGGTCATAACTTGACTATCTAACCAATATTGAGCACTTTGTATTTGCTCATCGAATCTCGCCAGACTGATATTAGCTCTCATGTTCTGTGTATTCACATTAACATTTCCTAATTTTTTCTTAGCCATATATAACCACCTACTTAGCCATTACCTCAAAGTGCGGGATTATGTCGTAAAAGGCACTTCCAGTTATTGCAAAGACATAATCATACTTAAGTTTCATTTCTTCATAGAATCCGTCAATATAATCATCCTCTGCAATCGGTTCTTCATTCTTCCATTCGCCAACGATAAAGAAATCAAAACCGTTTGCCTTAGAACTAAACGTAAGTGCTTCTGACAGCTTATCATTCGTCTGTTTACACCATTCTTTAGGCGGTAGCCATAATTTACTCCCTACCATCTTTTGACCGCTTTTTAGGCTATACTGCACGTTTAATACAGCATTGTCCTGTGAGTCAGAACCGTACTTTGCAACGATGCTTGCTTTATCCATGTTTAGGTTCGTATTATGCAAAATAGAGGGATACCATGTATCTCCCAATTTACTTTCATACCTATTAAAAAGTGTGATTGTATCGTTATACATCGTATCCCCCCGTCTATAATGCCCCTGCTTTTTTAAAAGCTTTGAAAATCTTTTTAGACTGTAAAGCAAACCAGTCAATCATTTCTTCATTTTTTGCCCAACAATCTACGTTGCAAGACTGCCCATCTAAACCACTTTCATATAAGAAAGCGTGCATAATCTCATGCCTAAGCACACTTTTTTGAACCGATTCAATGTTATTCACAGAATCAACACTTTTTTCAAAAATTGCAACGACTATTGTTTTATTTGAATAATCGCAATAACCAGACAATTCTTGTAGTTTTTCATCTTCATTCTCATGTCTGAATCTGATTTTATATGTAGTTCCTAAAACATTTACTTTACAATCTTTCATAAATACTCCGTTGGGTACATTCCCATATACAGTAGACTTACTCCGTTGGCATCTGTGACACCCGATAAGTAGTCTCTTATTGTGTCAGAGTATAACTGCTTTTGTGCTTCCTTATCCGCTAGACACTTATCTATCAATGTAGCCGTACCTGCGTTACTGGAAGTCACATAGCTTATACTCTCGTTTCCTGCACTCTTAGATGCTACCTGCTTGCTCATTACGGTCCCATCTTCTAACGTGATGTAGCCTTGTGATGCTTCGACTCTTGCTTCTGCCTGCTCAATCTTGTATGTGATTGACAAAAGTTCGCAAACACATCTTTTAACTGCTTCTGCATCATCTTCATCTGTTGGAAAAGCAACCTTAAGTTTCTTCACATTGTCAACACCAGTCGTGGCATTATCTATCTTCTTGCAAGAATCCCAGACCAGACGATTAAAGTCTGCTTCTGGGATTGCTTTCTCTCCAAAAAGGGTTTTGTAATATTCATAGTCAATGTACGCCATGATATCACACTCCTTTTTATCCGTTGGATTTAATAACACCCATGCGGATATTCTTCTGATTAAATGCTAAAGACCAGTTTCCTTTAGTTCCTAACTCTGCATTTGTAGGAGACTCTTTTGCAATCTTGTTAGCATTAATAGAAAATCCGTTAGGATGTAATACATAACCCTGTTTTGTATACAGCTTTTCAATACCGGCAGATGTTTCTGGGTCATAGTCTGTATAATAAGGATTTTCATAGTTTGTCTTATCACAGGTCAATACTGAACCTGTACCAAGCATATAAGTTTTGTATACTGGGTTTGTTCCTGTTGTATCAACTGTAAATTTGTCTGTTACCAGTGGGATAAATCCACCGATTGTAGGAAGATTTACTTCTCTTTCTACTGCGTTAGCAATAGTGTATTTGTTGTAATCAACAAGTCCCATTGCTTTGTACTTTGCGTAGATGTAAGAGTTTAATACAAGTAATCCCATCTTGTCAGCAGAATCTCCTAAAGCTTTCTGCTGTGCGAAGATAAGTGTTGTATCATCAATTTTGTTTGCATCTCCTACAGTGCCCTCGCCAGTTAAAGATAAATCTGTAATGTGGTTTTCCATCCCAGACAGACTTAAAACTGCATCAACTGTAGTCATTAAGTCACGTGTTCTTACCTGCTTATAAAATCCTGCAACAGAGTTTGCAACATGAGTCATAGGGTCTGCACCTGTTAACTCTTTTGTAAAGTCTTTTGATTTCCAAGCTTTCATTCTCTGGATTAACATGCAAGTCTGTTTCTTTCCTGTGATTTCAACAGGTGTATTGTCTGTTTCTCCATCGTTGTTTAAAGCCTGTGAGTCCTGTTCATCAATCGGTGTATAGAAAGGAATTGTTGCAACGTTTCCTTTTTCTCCGATTAAATCCATAATTGTATTGTCCTGTGCTAACACACCAGATGCAATAATCGCATCATTCCATGTTGGGTTTTCTGTCATATAACGAGAAAATTCTTCTGGGTCAAAATAAAAACCGCCAAATAATCCTGTTCTTGGCATAAAAAAAGTCCTTTCTACCCTAAATAAGAATAGATAAGGACTTTTATTTGTCCCATCTACCTACAACTATTAAGGGATTTTTAGGTTAGCGGCTCACTTCCATATTGTGAGTCGGTATTTTATCTGTCATTTAATAAGGTTGCATAGTAGTCTGGGTCCTCTGCCTTAAGCTTCATTCTGTCGTCTAAAGACATTTCCCTTAACTTCTGTGTTCCCTTTTTCTGCTCTCCGCTGTTGAACTTAGTCGTAAAGCTTGGGATATTAGTACTTGGTGCTTTCTTTTCGTCAACCAAGATGTTCTCAATTGGTTTCCCATCTTTAGTAGTAAGTTCCTTGAATACATCTTCTGCATTTTTCCCATTCTCTTCTTCTAATTTTTGAATCATCTGGGAGCGGATAGAGTCTTCTGTGATTGCATTTACAAATTTTTTATCAGATAAGAAATCTTTTACCTTGTCTCTTAACTCTGTCTGCTTAGCTTCTTTTGCTCTTGCTTCTTTTTCGTCTGCAAGCTCCTGTGTTAATGTTGTAATCTTAGTCTTAAGACCGTCAACATCTTCTTTCTCTAATTCTGCTAATCTGGTCTGTACATCGTCTAAAGATGTTTTGTATTCATCTTTTTTCTCTACCTGTTTATTATAATCAGCTACAGTCTTATAATTTTCGGCATGTCTTTTTTTAAGCTCTGCCTTTTTCTCTTCTGGGATTTCGATTCCTAATTCTGCTAAAATCTGTTCGTAATTCTGCATATATATCCTCCTACATTGTTTGTATACCGCTATGTCTGCGGTAATGGATTAAGACTTATATACCTAAGTCAAGGTAAAAGAAATGTGGGGACTTGAACCCCACTCGAGCCTCGAACTCTTTTCCTGTTGTCGTGTAACCAAAAACGCTTAAAAAACTCTGTACTTACAAGGAGGCTGTGGCAAATCTGCATAATTCCTACATATTTATTGTAAACCCTAAAATATGCCGTTTCAATACCCTCTTTTTTTACATTTCCGCAAGTTTCTTTATCTGTCGCTGTATCTCTTTTCTCTCGTCCATAAAGTCAGAATCAATAACCATAGAAGAAAGCATATCATACACTTCCACCATCAATCTACCGACCGATTCCATAAGCTTATCACGGTGTCCTTGATCTCCGTTTTCTTTGTATTCCATTTTAGCACTTAAGTAGTTGTCATACAATGCATCTATATTTTTATCATACTTGCCATTGCTGTACTTCTTAATAAGATTCTCTCCTGCATCCATGACGGTTTCCGCTATGTCTCCATGCTCCATCTTTTCAAGATTGCATAATGTTGTTGTAATCTTATACATTGCATCAAGATTAGATGTTGTGAGCTGTTTTAATGCTGAGTTTTTTTCTCTTTCTAGCTGTTCTTCCAGAACATGTTTGATTTCACTCATAATTTGACCCCCTTAAGCTTCTTTTTGTATTTCTCATGAATGCAGTCCTGTGTCTCTGTAATATACACCATGTCGTATCCTACAGAGATTAGATCAGTAACCATCTTTTCAACTGTTTCTAGCTCTTTAGATACGTCTTTTACCAGACATTCTACAAATAGTGCATCCGATACGTTTCCGTTCGTTCTAAGTTGCTGTGCGTACTTCTCATAGGCTTCTTTTGTCTCTTTCTCCCAGTTGTGATACTCTATAAAGCCATCCTCTACGGCTTTCTGCTTTGTAGATTTTCCGATACTTAGTCTACTGGCTGTATACCAAGAGTCGGGAATCACTTTTATAGTACCGCTAAAAGAATCTTTTAAAAGCTTGCCGTGATGATCTACAAAATACCTGCATACTTCACGTCTCTCCAAGCTTTCTGTAAGAAACTGGTATTCATGTAATCTTTTGTAGCCTTTCAAACCTAAGAAGTTGAAATAGTCTGCCATTTGACCGTGTATCATCATAGCCGCTACATATCTTTTGTTGATCTCGTCAAAGATATCTTCTGTTTTTGTTACTTCAAGATTGTTTGTAAATTCAATCATGATCGCACCTCCTTAAGAGATACGCTTTATAATAATATTCGCATCTTTTACTATTGCCGCTGTTGTTCCTACATTTCCGATGCTTACGATTAAGCTACCGCAAGATGGTACAGTTACAACCGTTGTTGCTCCCACGTTCTGAAATGTGTTCGCTGTAACTACTGTATAGTCCATTTCTGTTCCACCAATAGCTTCTCCGTTAAGCTCTACAGCAAGTGCCGTTGCTCCTGCTGCATTAGCGGATACATTTCCGTTAAATTCTACCTCTACAGTCATAGGACAGTTTGATCTATTCGTTAACGTAAACAGACCAGACCCCTCTACATGATTCAGCCACCCATAATTACAAGTACAACGTCTGCTACTATATCGTGTATTCGCAAATAGTACGTTTGCACCACTGTTTACATCCTGCTGTGCTACATTTACCGCATTTAACATAATTTTCCCTCCTAAACAAAAATAGGATGCCGAACCCGACACCCTATCGTCAATATATTGCTAGTCTACTTAGTAGATATGGATTCTTCCAACAAGCTTGATTTATTTACACATTTACACTTCCGCAGTTGCAACCACCGTATGCATACCCATTATAGGATACATAAGGACTTGCTGTAATGTATGCAGGTGTTGGGAATGGTCTAACAGCATCCACAATGTTCTTAGTCTGTGATACCTGCGAAATCTGGAAGTTAGATAACTGTAAGTCTCTATCTCTGTCCGCAAGTTTATCTCTAAGATTCTGGATTGTGTTGTCCTGCATCAACTGGCGTGTAGCCTGTCCGTCTGCGAGGATTGTTTCCTTAATATCACAGCAACACTGTGCCATCTGTGCCTGCATATTCTGGGCCATTAAAGCCGCATCATAGCGGTTCTGTAACACTTCTTTCTGTGTTTCACAGCAACAAGCCTGCTGTTGTGCCTGCATCTGCTGTAATCCTAACTGTGTTGTGTATCTGCTTTCTAATACGTCTCTCTGTGTCTGACAAGCTGTATTAGATACGTTCTGGTTTGTATTGAAAATATCTCTCTTAACAAACTCATCGGATAAGAAAGCATTTTCGCCTGCGGTCGTTGCGGTATCGTTATTTCTTCCCAATCCGTTACCACAGAAAAGGAAAGCAATTAAGATAATCCAAATCCACCAACCACCGTTGCCGAAGCCGTTATCATATCCGTCATTTCTTGTCACTGCCGCTACATCTGCCGCAGTGAGTCCCATTGCTTCATTCATTGTTGTTGTCCTCCATAAATTTATTTACCAAGCTGTGCACCGCTTAATATCTATTTGTTCACTTTGTCCACAATATCCTGTGGATTCATGCCCTGCTGTTGGCATAGGCTATTAAACACTTCTTGTGGGTTCTTTCCCTTGCACATTTCCATTGCCTGCTTGATCGCAGGGTTTGTCTGTGCCATGCTCTCAACCATAGACTGCGGATTGTTAGACCCTCTTACCATGCCCATTACCTGCTGTACCATTTGCATAGGGTTGTTGTTTCCTATCATACCGCCTATCATGTTCATTAAAGGATTACTCATTGCTTAACTCTCCTTTCTCTGGTTGCTCTCCTAGCTTTGCTAGAAGTTCTTCAAACTCTGTTCTTGTAACATATCTATTATCATAGTTTACATTTTGTTTTTGGGCGTTCTGCGTGGCTTCTGGCGGTATCTCCTCGAATCTAAATACCTTAAAAGTTGCACTGCCCATTCCATCTACACTCTTTACATAAAAGAAAGGTGCGTTGTTATCCATCATCCATGCTGTAGCCCCTGGCTGTACGATCTGGTTCTTTGCTCCCTCTATGCCTGCAACTTGTATCCAATTAACATTCTGTGTTGGAACTTGTGTCTCTGGCATTGGTTTATTGTACTGCTGTTGCATTTGCTGTAACTGATTTAGCCTATCCTGCAACTGCATTGTATCCTGCTGATACATTGGTGCATAAGGATTATAGTTATATCCGTTCACTCTTCCACCTCCCTTTTATGTGTAAATTATCGCATTAAAAAAGAGACTCTAACAGGTCGTTAAAGTCTCATAAAAGTATCATATTAAATTAAAAAATTAGCACCATGATAGGGGTCATGGTGCTTGAACAATAAGGATAAGATTGAGGAACACCAATTGATGAAAAAAGGTGTCGTGTTGAAAAATGAAATTTAAACCAAAAAATTGAGGAAATTCAAAAATGATTTCTCATGCTCACAACAGTGAGCAAATGGAAGCAACAGGACTCGAACCTGTGACAGGTCGGTTATGAGCCGACTACTCTGACCAACTGAGTTATACTTCCACGGACTCCGTGAGGAATCCACCGTACTATATACATAACAAAACAATAAAGAAAGGATTAAAGTATTATAACATGAAAAAGTATCTCCGAAACAAACCACTATAATTTATTCAACAACTTATTACTTGTTACATTTATATTGTATCATGGATTTTTACCTTTTCAATCCCCTCTTTTTTTCATTGTCCATTACATATCAAATTTGACATTTTCCCACTTCTTATAAGCATCCATGTATAGCTCCATCTTATCTCCGTTAAATGTCATTTCATAATACATTCCATCGGATAATGTCGTGCTTAAAAGTGCTTTATGATTCTGTAATGTCTTAGCATACCAGACAACGTATATATCGTTGATCGTAAGATGTTTCTGATCTGTCTTATCAATATGATCATTCACATAATCTGCAATCTTGGCTTTGCATACTGCTAAAAATTCTCTACTTCCCATTTTCTTCTCCTAACATACTCTAATAATCTTGTTATTAACTCTCCTGCTGATTCTCTTTGCTGTAGACAGACTTACGTTCATAAGCTCTGCACATTTATCCAGTGGTATATTCTTTGCCCGATACTCGAACAATGTTCTTTCAACATCTGTGAAGTTGCAATACGTACGGAACATATTTAGTTCGGGTACGGTAAAATCATATACTTTCAAAAGCAAACACCTCACTGTTTGTCGTGTGTTGTCAACGCATTTATCAGATCGTCTCTGGTTTTTTTTAGACCCTCGATGTTGTTTCCTGTGATCTTGTTCTCAATCAAATTAAACATGCTTTTCATGACTAGATTCATATCGTCACGTTGATTATTAATAGCACTGTAGTCACTATTTAGCTTTTGTTTAATTTCTTTAATATCTGTCTCTATGTGATCTATTCGATGTTTCAAATCGTCCGTAGGCTTCTTGTAATGCTTATAGGCAGTATATAAGACTCCTATCGCACTACCAATTGTTATAATCCACCCACAGGCTACCATAATTTTGTTTATAGTATCCATTATTTACCTCGTGCATTGTTGTATCGTGTCGCTGCACCTCGTGCTGAGGATGCTTGACTCCTGTTCCAGTCTGCTGTATTTAGTCGTTCGCTCTGCTTCTTAAGATTGTTCTCTTCGCAGTAATCATTGTAGGCTTTGTTCTGCTTCTGCAATAGTGCCGCCTTTTTCTGATACTCTATGTCAAGATCGTGATTTAAGGCTTCGTCCTTTGCATTATCCACAGCCGTTTTCATGCCGATTAACTGTCGTTTCGTCTTTCTAATACGTCTTTCAAGCTCTCTCTGTCGTTTCCGTTTTTCATATTCTTTGCGATTCTCTTCGCTGTCGTAGTCCTCAAACGGATTGTTTATTCCATCCCCCGGACCGTGGGAGTGCCGGCAGTTTGCCCCATGGATTCCTTGCACGTTTCCCATACCGCAGACCGAAAAAGGCGGAAATCTTGGGTCATTACCGCTTTTGCTGTAAAACTTGCCTTGCCACCAGTAATGATTGGTTAAGTTGTCTCCACCGTCTCCAATTCTTGCTCCTAAATGTGCAGACGTGAGAATTATATCCCAGTTCATCTCGTCCATGCGTGCATCCGTGATCTCTCCTGCCATCTGACTTACACCAGTGCGAACCGCTCTTGTAGTTGCTGTTTCTATGCTGTCTCTGTGTCCGCTAGGGTAGGTTACGTCTGCACCGCTGTTTATTATGTCGTTTACAGCTTCTTTAACCGCTTGTGTGTACCCTGTCGTACCGCTTGCAGTCTGTGTATATGCTTTATCCACTGCCTTAATGTAATTATCATGACAGGCGTTCGGCATCGTGCCAGTAAAGTTATACATCTCTCCCTTGGTCTTTTCATAATTCCTTTGCAACAGTCTCTGTAGATAAGGACTTTTCCCGAGTGGTGTTGGTTCAAGACCTGCTTTCTTGTAGATTGTATCATCCCATTCAAGAGCCTTGATTCCTGCTTCTTTCATAGTGCGTGCGATCTCTGCAATACTTATCTTTGTCGTTTGTGCTATCTCTGCCTGTACCGCTTGCAAGATATACCCTGCATCCTGCAATACATCCATCTGCCACTTGTCAATAGGAGTAAAAAGGTAATCTTCCCCACGTCCTAGCCTTATCATCATTCGCTCTATAATGACAGATACTATCTTGTTATGTAGTTCTTCTGCTTGCTTCTCTGCCTTTTCTGGCACATACCAGAGATAGGTAGGTGTTAACATAATCCCACCTGCCTATTCTTCTGGGTCTTTTACCATTAGTGCCGCATCTAGCATCTTTCCAACTACTGCCGCATCCGCAGGCTTGCCCTCTTGCGTTAATGTTTTGTCTGTTTCTGTACTGCCTGTAACTCCCTTTTTGCAGATGTTGTACAACAGTTTTTCTTGTTTTGTAAATGGTTCGGGCAGTTTTACATCTTCGCCATTAAGGTATTCAAGGTATTTTTCAATCCTGTACTTTCCCATGCTTTCACTCCTCTCCGCTTGCACCGAATAAGTCTGGCTCTTTCGGTTGTGCTTCTTCTTCAAGTGCTTTTGCTTCTTCTTCACTGAATCCCTCAAATTTAACTAGATAGTACCAGAATGGAATCTTGTTTGAAGTAACATAGCTGTACCATCTCGCTCTATCTTCATCTTCGTTGTATGTAATGTCTCCAAAGTCATACACGGTTTCATACGGTCCTCTTGGTGCTAATTGATACAGATCAGCGAATATATTAAGTGCTGCAATCAGATCATCCATGCAGATTTGTAGCTTGTCCCTCACGTCTTTAATAAACTGTATTGTACGTTGCTGTTCTGCTTCTACGCCTGTAGCTGTCTGAATCCCTGTCCTTTCGTTAAATACAAAGTATCCATTGGAGAATCCGCACTTATACCCAATCTGTGACAGTAGGGCATTGATTCCTGTCAATCGTGTATCCGTGTTGAGACTTGGGTTTACCTCTTGATAGAATCCTTTAATGTCTGAGCTATTTACATTCTTGACGTACTCTGGCAGTCTTAACCGCTTCTTGCTTCTCTCGAATCCATCTTGCGTATTGTTTACCCTTGTACCAGTCTCTAACAACTTGTCGGAGTCTAGTAACAACATTCTTCGGCTGTCGAATATCTCTGTTGCGTTCCTACTGTATGCAGTGTCTAAATCTTTTAGCTCTTCTATTGCCTCATAAAAGATAGGCAATCCTAAACTACAATGCAAGTCTACATTGTTCGCCTGCGGAGTCCTAAGAACTGCATACAGGCGTTGTCCGTTCAGATTTGCAAGTCCTACATCTTCTAGTTCTCCACGCCAAGGTGTCTCGTCTATGTCAATTGGCTTTCCTGTATCGTTGGCATCCTTAGAAGCATAGCAACGATTTGTAATCTGATACACGTCCTCGATGTACCTATGATATTCTAGTTTGGTGTAGTATGTCCTGCCATCACTAGAAATTTCTCTATGCACAAACACAATGCCTTGAATCTCTCCATTGCTTTCGTCTGTAACAATAAAGTTCTCTGGTGTAATCAAGTCCACACTTGCACCGTTAGGTTTTAATATAACTGTACCGTATGCACAGCCATATTCTACGTGATGTCGTACCTGTTCCAGTTCCTTGTCTATCTGCTCCTGCAACCAATTAGCTCTTGCACTGCCATCTATCTCTATGCCTATTGCAAGGGTAGCAAGGCGTGCTGTCTCCGAGCATACCGCTTTTGCAAAGTTGATAGTCTTTATATGCTCGTCCTTGTCTAACCAGTACGGACTGCCCTTATAGATGTACGCACATTTTTCTATAACTCTCTGCATCTCTGGACTAGTCGCAGTGTCTATCTTAAATTCTTCTCTTGCCCTTTGTCTAAAAAGGGCACTTAATATCTCTTTCATTCTGCTAAATATACCCATCTATTCCACCGCTATCAGTTTAACGTTTCCGATTTTTGTTTCTATATCTCCTTGTATCAAATCGCCATTAATCGTAAGCCAAACCCCACCATCATGGATAGATATTTTTTCTATATTCTCGATGCCTAACATTACATTTCCAATTTGTATACAAGTTACATCTTTTAAATTTATCATCATTGTTTTTGTCTCCTTTATGCACTCTCGCCACGTCTCATACTCATTGGACTTGTCGCATACCTTAATGCATCAATAAAATGATCGTTGCCGTCTGGATAATCTGCCTTGATTTCTCCGTTTTCATCTACCTCATGCTCGTAGCTTATTACCTCTTCATACAGCCGTGGAGTTCTCGCAGGGTCTATGACTAATGTCCTGCACTGCAACCATTCATAAGAGTATTTACGACTACCCGGATATACGTTTGTTTTGTTTGCAACAAGTCCTGCATCTCTAAAGTCTAAGATGCTTTCTATCTCGTCAGCTCCACAACTAATACTATAGTCGTTGTATCCCTTACCTATAATCATCTGTGACATTGCAGTGTTGCGGATTTTTTGACCGCCCAACTCGTCTATGCACAAGATTTTTTGTGATGCAGGCATATATGCACATCTGACAAAAGCTTTCGGGTCTGGATAGTATCCCCAGTCCTGACCTTGATAGATTCTTTCCTGTCTTGATATCTCTTCGTCCGTGATCGTGCGGATTTCTAGAAGCTCAAAGATGTTTGTTCCAAGTCCTACAGGGATTCCAAGATACTCATGCTTATATGCTCGTTCGTTTGTCTCTTTCAGATATTCTGCATCGGTTATGAACTGCTTCCCTAGCCATTCCACAGGAACTGTTGTGTAGTCACTCTTATGTCTAAAGCTATCCTCTCTTGCTTCTGCTACATACTTATTTGCCCAATTATTTACACTGATTGGTGGGTTAAATGTCTTAAATACAACAAACTTAGGACCACCACGCAATATAGATTGCTGTACTGTTCGGATTTCTTCAATGCCTGCGAACTCGTCTAATTCCTCGAACCATAAATATTTTATATATCCTTTAGACACCTTTACAGACTTTGACTTTTTAGCTTTGTCAAGACCTCTGTACAGTATCTTTTGTCCTGTCGGCTTGTATGTGTGTTGCATAGGACTTACAGACGATTCCCACAGATCAGAAACACCTAACGCATCTATCGCCCATTCTATCTGTTCAAACACTGATGATCTGCAAGTATCTTTTACCTTTCGATAGACCGCGGCATTTGTAAATTCTCCGTTGGTTTCATCTTGCATCATGCCCAACACAATCTCCACGGACACAAACGAGGACTTACAAGAACCACGACCACCATACAAATCATAATAGGTATGCTTGCCGTCTTGAATGTCCCAATGCACCCTATAAAAAGATGGGGCGATCACATCCGTCAAATTAACCATGCAACCGCTCCTTACTCTCTAGGAATATTATTTACTATTGTAATTCCCTCTGTTTTGTTCTCTTCCTGCTTCTTGTCTGCATCCCAGTGCTTAAAGTTGTTTCTTAGGTTAAATTGTGCCCCAGAACTTCCCTCTTTGTCGTACAATCTGCCCTCTGCATACTCTTCCACTCTGCTTTTCGCCCGTGTGATTGTGTCAAGAAACTCTTGTTTTTCGTTTTGGTAATACAACAAATCCGCTCTAGATGTAAAACCAAGATGCAAAGCCAATCCGGTAATTGTTGGAGGTTTCCTGTTAATCATAATAGGATAGCCGCTTTTATTTCTTACTATCTTACCATCTTCTTTTAATACTTCGCCCTCACATAGTTTAAAGTACTCATCTATCTTTTTTTGCATAGTTTTAACACTTTTATACTTTGGGGGTCTTCCACCTGCACCCATTACCTCACTTCCTTTCATGATCTACAACTCTTATATTCTTTTGTGTTTGGATTCCTGCTTTTATATTTGTCGCAGGTGCATAGATATGCGTTGTCTATTCTGTCATACTTGCCTACGTCACACATATAGTAGTTCTTTGTATTACTTCCTAGTAGATACATACATTCAGCACAGCATATACTTCTATCTTCCATCCTGCACCTCTTTCTTGTACTTACTGCATACACACATATGACTACACTTTATATTTACAAGTACCACTTCCGTCTTATCCTCTGGGATAGCTCTTCTCTTTGTCTCCGTCACGATCTCGCAATGTACGCAATCGTTACAGCAATTCTTTAGTTTGTTATTAATCAAAAAAAGACACCTCCCGACTATGGTTTTATCTAAGATAATTATACCATAGTAGAAAGTGCCTTTGTTTACACTCTTTTTATTAATGCCTTTGTAGTACAAGATTGTACATGCTGTCAACATCTCCTGCTTCTTCGTCAACTCCTGCAATGTAAGAAACATGCCCCTTGCTTCCTCGGATTTCAAAGTATGCTTCATGCAGTCCGATAATTTTCTTTTCTGCTTCTTCTTTTGTAATTTCGCTGTCTGTTTTCAAAGACACGTCATACCAGAAGTTCATTTCTCTTGCGATTGCCGCTAATACTAATTTTTTATTTTTTAATTCTTTCATTTTCAACACTCCTTTTCTTTCTTTGCTTATCTTCTTTAACTGTCTTTATTATACATAATATTTATGTATAAGTCAACACTTTTTTCAAATAAAATATTTTATTTTTTCATCATCTGTTATTTCTACTTCTATTACATCATTTACATTTTTTCTAAGCATACAGCAAATAGCATTAAGACTTTTCATGTTTATTGGTTCTCCCCGCTTTATCTTTGCAAGTGTTCCCTCGCTTAAATACTTGTTTTTTCTTATTATATAAGAAGTGTATCCTTTTTTCTTTAATTCTTCCTGCACATCTAATTTGTATTTTATCATCGTTTTTCCCTCCTTTTACATTATTATATCATACTCATAATTTTACATCAAGAATTTTATACATAAATTTTATGCACTTTTCTATTGACATATACATAGATTTTATGTATAATAAAAGTAAGTTAAGAGAACAAAGCAAACAAAAAGGAGAAAAGAAGATGAAAGAATTAAGAAAAGAAATTGAAAAGTTAGTTGAAAATGAGGACTTCGTTTCTTATGAAGAGTTCATTTTCGAACTGAAAGAAGAAAAAGAAGAAGTTAAAAAATATCTCGAATGGAGAGCAAACGGTGGGAAGATGAACACCGAAACACTTCCAGACGGATATGTAGAAGCTTGTAAAAAGATTTTAGGAGGGATTGAAAATGAATAAAGTAATCGCAAGACACAAATTTTGGTTACATCAAACAGAATGTATTATTTCCACAGCTTATGTGGAAGTATTACACGAATACCAAACCGTTGTAATGTATATGGATGATTTTGAAGAAATTGATTCTTATACAACCTGCAGCAAGAAAGAAGCCTTAAAGCTCCATGAATCACTTGTTGAACAGTGGAAAGATAGACTTAATAAAAATCGTCTTGTCAAGGCTGATCGTGACAGTCTTGTAATACCTGCATAACATACACCACCCACCCCGGAGGTTACGAGGGTAGAAAGTTGGGAAATATGACTAAGAACGCAGAAAAGAACGCAAGAGCTATGCTGAGTAGATTATCAATAGAACAGCTTATAAAAGAATTTGACATGACTGAAGATATACCAATTAGTCTTGAATTGTCCATGGTCCGTGGTTGGATTATGGATGAACTAGAAAAGAGAAATTCAGAAGCTTTTGATAAGTGGTTGGATTTAGACTATCCAGATAATGAATCATTAAAAAAATTGTATTTGAACGCATAGAATAAGCCGTAGGAATTAACCTACGGCTCTTTTTTATATCACGTCAAAAGGCACTGGCAGACGTTCTAAGACATTTATATAACTTAATGCGTGTTCGTCTATCCACTTTTGGAACTGATCACGATTCATGTCCCTGCTCCTCGCTGATGCTTTCCAGATTTTCTTTTAACGTCTGCACACACTCGTTGAATCCGTCACGTTTACCGCATAGATACATATTGTGACCGCTGTAATCATCCATAGGCGGTATTAATGTACATAAGGCATATAAATCTTGCTTTTTCATTTTAAACTCCTTTAAATCCTGCAATTATCGCACAAAATATAGTTGATAACACGCATACATAAGATGATAACATTGCAATTTTTAAAACTTTTTGTGTATTTTTATCATTTTTAAATTCCTGTAATGTACGATTTACTACCAGATCAACACAAAAAATTAATAAATATATAGTCGTTGTTGCTCCACATAGTCCCAGTGATATTTCTGCAATACCATACATCACTATAAATAATATATTGCTCACTTTTTAGCCATCCTTTCGTACATTTCGCAAGTACACGTCAGTTTATTAACCTGTTGACACTTCTCTAAATACATCTTATCCATGTCTTTTATTGCCTGCGGTATTAGTCCTATATCTTTGTACTCTATAAGCTCTTTTAATGCTTTCACTATAACGTAGTCCAATGGTGTTACAATATTAGCTTTATAAGCTTCTAGTGCGTTTCTGACATCATCAATATCTAATCGTGTTTCTTTTTCTTGCTGATACATCACATTTGCTCCTTTCCATATAGTTTGTCGTATTTCTCGCAAATATTATCATATTCAATTGCCATGAGATCAATTTTTTCTTGTCTTTTTTTCATCCTATTAATTTGATTGGGTGTTAATTCTGTTTCTTTGTACTGTATAAGCTCTTCAAATGCCATCACTGTTATTTTGTCCAATAGTGTTTCTACAATAGCTTTACGGACACTTAGTGCGTTTCTGATAACATCAAGATTTAGATTCTCTGGTTCTTCAATCTCTTCCATTCTTTCAAACATCTCATACATCGTAACACCCAATGCTCCTGCTATAGTCATAAGATTAATGTGTTTTGGTTCTTTTTCCCCAAGTTCATATGCTTTAATATCAGTGACTGTATAACCGCATCTTTCAGCAAGTTCTTTTTGTGTCATTCCTTGTGCTTCTCTGGTTTTCTTTATTGCTCTAGCTGTACTAATCACTTTCTTCCCCTCCTGTTCCTGTTTAAAGCATTTCTTTTCATAAATTTTTCTTTTGATAACGACTTATAATAAGGATTTTTCCTTTTGATAACGTTCTTCTCTTCCTTGCAATCGTCTTGAAATTGTTTATAGCCGTCACATAGAGTATGGCAATTATAAGCTCTTCCTGTGGCTTCTGTACACCCATAGCACGGATTATCTTTCCCTCTCATAATAACGCCCCCACTTTATACATCTTCTGGACTTCTGTTATTTGCTTTGATAACGTCAAATCCATCTGGATAACGTTTCTCTAATTTTTCAATGTTCATTTGCATAATTTCATCCAACGACCAATTAAATGATTCACAAATCATAGCAACATACCACATTACATCCCCAAGTTCTTTTTTTGCGTGTTCCTCGTCAAAATTACTTTCATGGAATATCCATTTTTTAACCATGTCAGTAAGTTCTCCAACTTCTCCAGATAATCCGAATAAGCCGTTAATAATTCCGCCCAAGTCAATCCCAGTGTCTGGTATGCTGTCCTCTACTCCCTGTTCCAAATTATCAGCCATATTCATTATTCTTTCTGTTCCTAATCCGTCATTAGTTCGCATTGCTTTTGTTTGATATTCTTTACCGTTCATTTATATTACCTCTTTTCATTCTTAAATAGCCTGCTCCTGTCTTTGGTTTTTTCGGTGTGTTGTCTAATATTTCCTTTTTAGGCTCAATCTTATTAATATCTGGTCGTTCCCAAGCTCTTACACTGTTTACAAGTGCTAAAGATGGACTGTCATTTTCTTTTATCTTGTTATTCATTTATAACGCTCCTTTATAACTTGATAACCCTTTGTCCTCTGTCATATTGATTAAGTATCTTATCTAATGCATCTTCTGCTTTTTTATGTGTTTTGAATGATTGTATTGTGTAAATATATCCATTCATTAGCTCACATTCTACATTCTCTTCGCTTGCCCGAATTTCAAGAACATTATCAAGATTCAGAATCTCTCTATCTTTTGTCATTATTAACATGTAAGTCCTCACTTTCTCCCCAGTCTAGCCGATTCCCACACTCACAAACTTCTGTCCATTCCGCTACATAACTTTTACATTTAGGACATCTGTATAACGCCACGTCTTTTCCTTTAAGGCTTTTGTGACGTTCTCTTATCGGCAAACTGTGTAATATTTCTCCCATATGCTTATAATCTTCTAACGTCATTGTAATCGTATCTCTTGCTTTAGCGGACTGGCAGAAACCACTGCCCACCAGTCCTAAGAAAACACCTATGATAACAAGTAAGATTTTTAATATCATTCTTTCAGCTCCTCTTCTTCATAAATAACAACGTCATACTTTCCACCGATAACATTTTCTCTTCTAATCATTACTTTATATCCTTTATCTGTAATATTTTTCACAAATTCTTTTATCGGGATCACTTCTTCCATCCTGTTAGGATAAATCATTCTTGTTACTTCTTTTAAAACTTTTACCTGCTCCATTTTCTCTCCTACCAATTCACATACATTTTGTGACTCTGCATCTGTATTTTTTCCATCAATTCTGCTTACATAATCTTTCAGTTTTTCGTCAACTATTTCAGAAAAAACCATTCCTTTTTCACAGTCATTACAAAATTCACATGAATCACAGATATTTCCGTTGCAGTATTCTTCTAACACATCTATCATCTGTTCTCTTGTCATTTTTCATCATCTCTCATCTTTCTATAAGCTTCTTCTACTTCCTTGTCCGTAGCTTCTTCACAATAAATTTTTCTTGTTATGCACGGTTCTTGCTCTTTAAAAATGCAAATAGGACATACTCTTTTACAACAATAATTTTCTAATTCTTTTTCATACATTTTTCTTTTTAGTTTGTTGGCATTTAAATTTAATCTCATTGTTGCAATAATGCTCCCAGATTTTGTATCAGTCACATACATCATTGCTTCTTCGCAAGATTGATAAGAAACTTTCGTATCTAATACTCCAACATCTAAATTATTTCTCACTATCATTTTTTCTATATTATCTAAAAAACTGTGTGCTATCTGTTGTGCTATTGTCATAGTCGTTCCCCTTTTTCTTTTTCAATCTCCCATTTACCGTAGTAACCTTTTGTCATTTCCTTTAGTTGTGTCAATGCCATGATGAAATTTTCAAGTTCGCAGGTATCAGTAAAGTTTATCCTCACTTCACTCCCTGTTTCTTCTTCCATGGTAACTGGTCCACCAACAGTTCTCCTAAAATTTAATGTTACGTGCAAACTATTGTGTTTTTCTGTTCTCATACTTGTTCTTATACAGTCCACATTTTTATCAGCTCGATTTGAATATATTTTCATTCTCCCACCTCTAAATCTTTCGCAAGCTTGAATCCTGTTCTTCCAACATTTCTAAGATTTTCTTTAATCAGTGCCTTTTTCGGTGTCCTGTTTCTGTCGTACCAGTTCCAGTCGTTGTCCTCTCTTGCTTTTTTCTTTGTTTCATAACTTTTCTCATACTGATATTCTTCTTTTGCCATCTCTAGGCAAGCAATCATGTAATCTATTTGTTTGATAACGTCCATGTTCTTTCTCCTTTACCACATAAGTTGTCCGTTTTCTGCTACCTTAAATTCTCTTTGCCCTGCAACATTCTTATCTTCTATCCACCACAGGAATACTTCTTCTCCAGATTCCCACCTCGTAGGAAGATTCTTTGCTTTTCTTGCTTCTAACATCCTGTCAAATGCTCTGATATAATTTAATTTGAATGTTGGAAAGTCGTAAAATTCCTTTAATCTTCCTTTTCTCCCTGCCATTGGGCAACCAATGCATCCAACTCTTTTATATCCACATTGATACAGTTCATTAGTGCATATATGTTCTTGATCTATGTAATTCCATATATCTTTCTCTTTCCAGTCAACAATAGGATTTACGGTCATTTTTGCTTTCTGCATGCACAATTCCGTGATTCTTCTTTTGGAATCATTATCATTGCTAAGCATTACTGTATTGAATTTTTCTGCTGTCTTTTTACTACTTCCGATTCTTTCGAACTCATCCCGCATATTTTTTCTTTTTGTGCTTTCGTCCCATCTAACACCTGTTGCAATATATCTTCCATTGGCATTGTTTTCCTTAAGCTCTTGGCAACAATATCTTACTAGCCGTGTAGGTGGCATAAGTTTCTTAGGAATGAGATTCCACATTGTTATTCTGGTTCCGTCTGGCTTCCTTGGATAGTTAATACTACACTTTATCCCCCCCTCTTCCAATTTCTTGAAATTGTCACGGACGTGCCACACTGTTTGTGGTGCATCCGCTGTGGTGTGACTGTGCTGTACTTCAAAAGGAACTCCAGAACGTTTGAATAGCTCTAATAATACATCTGAGTCCTTGCCACCGCTGTATGTACAGATAAGTGGTTGTTTGTAATATTCAAGACTCATTTCTGATGCTGTTTTGATTCTTTCTATTGCTTTTTGTTCTAAGTCCATTAATACTCCTTTACTTCATCATGTTTCTGTATGGCTCAAAGAAATCTTCTTTTCTTAACTCCATTTCACATTTAAGACAAATAAATTTGCTTTGTATTTTCATTCCGGGCTTTACTTGAATATACTCTCTTCCGATATCCTCATTGAATAACCAACTATTACACCATTTGCAACTTGCTGTTGGCATTTTAAATCTCATCATTTTCAAATTCCTCTATTTCTTTCCATGCCAGAACACTTTTATCACTATAGTGCCTTGCCTTTTTGGCTGTTGCATTTCTCCATCCGCAGGAATCATGCCATGTTCTGTTTACGCAACCGCCTTTTATAGTTACTAAAACATCTTTGTTATCTTCTGGCAGATCAGCAGGATTCTTTCTTAAGTCGTGCCATCTGTATTTGTTTTGCTCGTCAAATAGGTAAGACACTACATCTAACACCTGTCTTTTTGTGATACTATTTATTGTTGCTGCATTTATTACATTTTGTATTGCTTCATTTTTTTCATCTTTTGTATACTTTTCTGAATCAATTTGTTGAAATACTGCAAACGCTTTTCCGATATTCATTTATTCCACCTCACTTTCTACCCCAAAGATGTATTTAATGATTCTGTCTCTTCCTATTGACTCGATCGCATCAAATACAAGTTGTTTTGATGTGAATACCACCGCTCCCTGTGGTCTGTAATCGGCCCACACATCATAATCAAGTTCTTCATTGTATTCATCATGCAAAATGAAATAACTATCTTCGAGTGTTGGGTCATTGTGTTCCTTTGCATATCGTTCAAGTTCAACTTCTACTTTTCTTTTTTCTCTGGCAAGCCACGCTGACTCTTCTGTGAAAAAGACGTTTCCTAATTCCCATCTTCCTTCATCTAAAGAATCATTCGTCCACCTGCTTTGTATAACAGCTCCATCATTACTAATATAAAAATATTCTTCTGATTTTCGTGGTTTCCTTACCTTTACACCTTGTTCCTTATCTGTTTCTTCTCCATTCATCTTCCCAACAAGTCTGTAAAACTCTTTTTCTTCTGCTTCTGTTAGATTTTTAATCATTTTCTCCACTTCCTTTTCCTGTTTAGTCCTCTTTATTTTTTAAATAATCTTCTATGGCTCTTTCTAAATAGCCATTGCTGATAAGCCAATTGTCAATGTATACTGTTTTATTTTGCTTGTTATATACTAATAAAATTTTCACTCTAACGTCTTTTAATGTTACCTTCAATATAAGTGCATCTGTATTATTACTTGATTCTTCAACAGCTATAACTGTTTCTTGTGTAAGTTGATTTAGCTGACTTGTAATACGCTGTAAACACGTTTCTTTACAAATTACTTTGTTCCACGTTGGTTTCAAGCATCTGATAGTTGTCTGCATATCATTTCTCTCGTCAGTGTTTGTCAAAATAAAGCAATCATCTAATTCTTTTATTTCTTCTCCGCTTATAATTGCTTTCGTTTCTATATTATAAATTTGCATTTCTTACTCCTTTACTGTCCATTCTCTCCCCTGCCGTTAATAGCAGGGGAAATCATGACTTATACAATAGCTATATTGTACTTATGCGTTGCGAGGATTCTTTTATTTAGTTGTCGTGTGGTATACAAAAATCCTGTGCAACAAGCCTTTTCTGGCTTGAGTCTCTGCCTAATAAAAAATGAAAAATAGAAGAATCTGGAAATACAAAAAACATTATTTACAGTTACTTAGGCAGAGAATCAAACCAGAAAAGGGTTATTTAGTTACTACTTCTTAATCTTTTCTAATTCTTCTTTGAAATGCATTTCCATAAGGTCTGCGATCGTCAAATACTCTTTTGCGTACTTAGTATCCTTATGTGTTTCTTCCACTTTTTCTCTGAATTGCTCTAATGTACCGCTAAAGCATCCGCAATTTACACAAACATTTCCGTCTTTAGTAATAAAAAATGTGGTGTTTCTATACTCACTACCAAAGCCTTTTACTGTTGCATACATCTGATCTCCAGACACCTCTGCATTTCCAGACACCTCTGCATCTCCATACACCCTTGCATCTCCAGACACCTCTGCATTTCCATACACCCTTGCATTTCCAGACACCCATGCATCTCCAGACACCCTTGCATCTCCATACACCCTTGCATCTCCAGACACCCATGCATCTCCAGACACCTCTGCATTTCCAGACACCCTTGCATCTCCATACACCCTTGCATCTCCAGACACCCTTGCATCTCCAGACACCTCTGCATTTCCAGACACCCTTGCATCTCCATACACCCTTGCATCTCCATACACCCATGCATCTCCATCATGATCCAGATTTTCTTCTTTCTCTACAAAACCACCTAGCTCTCCTTTTTCTACTTTTCCAAACTCTACAAGAGCTTTAATTCTGAATAACTTAGTTCCTAAAAAGTTAGTAATAAATTCTGTTGTTAATTCAAATTTTTTCATTTCTTTAATCTCCTTTTCTTATTTCCAATAGACTGCGCTAGATGTGACATGAATACCTCTAGGTTTCCTTTTGTTACGTTGCTGTTCTGCTTCAATTTCTTTTCTTACTTCATTTCCAAATTTTTCTGTCCAAAATGTAATCAAATACTCTGGAATCTTAAACATTTGTGAGCAAGATTTTGACGTGTTATTTTTTGTCAGTCTTGTCTTTACTACCATTTTTATGTATTCACGAGAATATGGGGCGTTTTCTTCTTTGTCTTCATCTAAGTTCTGTTTTTTCCATTTAAAGAGGGTGGATGAATCAATACCGTATTCTTTCGCAACGCTCTTTACCTCATGTCTTGCGTTACTTTCCGCAACAACTTTTCTTTTAAATTCTGTTGTGAATTTCTTATACCCCATCTTCTTCCACCACCTTTCTGTAGATTGCTACATTCCTGCCTGTCAAACTGTCATGACGTTTACCGCATACCTCAATACGTCCGTCCTGCACTAACTCCGTTAGCCGTGGTTGTACCTGCTGTCTTGTCGGTTCTAATACTTTTTTGTGCTTATATAACACCGTTGCGATCTCTCGTGCTGTCATTGCTCCGTATTCTAGTTGTTCTAAAATCAATATATGCATTGCTTCTTTATTAACCTTTTGATGTGATTCTCTTCTGGTCTGCTTAGTAATGGAAGAACTTCGTAAAGCTATCTCATTACTAAAAAAACTCATTTGATACATTTTTTCATCACTCCTTACTCTAGTTGTTTCTGCATTAACTGCATCTCTAAGTTGTCAAAGTCATAGTCTCTCTCGCACTCTAAGACACTTGCAGGATTCCGCTGTGGCTTCGGTTCTGGTGGTTTCTCGTAGTTCTCGTCAAGGTAATCCACGTAACCGCTGTTAAAGAATGTCGAACCGTTCTGTGGTTTTCTCCAACTACTGTCCTTAGATAAATCATCCAGATACCTTTTCAAAGCTCTTTCTATTTTTTCTTCTCCTATCTCATACAGAGTCTTTTTCTTTGTGTCGGATACCTGCCCTTTACCACGTTTATTCGGGTACTGTTTCCAGAGTCTTTCAAAACATTCATTGATTGCTTTTTTGTTCGACTTTTCGCAATTTTCTTTTGATTTCTCGCAATTTTTCTTTGCGTTTTCGTCTGTTTGTTCCATTTTTCGTTCCACTGTTTGTTCCATTTTTGTTCCATTTTCAACTACCTTGTTTTCCTCGGTAGTCGTTTCTGCAACTTGTCCACAATCTATGTACTTCTGATACTCATTTACTGTGTATATCGTGTATTTATTTGTGCTTTTTGTGGATATGTACCCTGTGTCCTTTAGCTTCTTAAGAGCAGTTCTGACTTGGTCTACTGTTAGCCCTGTTTCTGCGGATATTCTTGCACGACTTGAAACAAATTGTCCTGCCTTTATCTCTTTTCCGCAGTACCGCTTGTCCTCTAAATTTGTATGTAGTAGGCAATGATAAAACAATCTAAATACATTTGTGTTTTCATACCATTCCCAGTCTGTATTTATGTTTATTTGCATCATTGCCCTCCTGCTTAATATTTGTCTCCGTCTTCGTAGATTGTTATCTCGATTCTTGGATTCTTTGCATCGACCTTTATCCAGTTAACGATACCCTCTACCTGTTTCTGACCATCGTTTGGGAACACTCCTACTTCTACCAAGCTATCTAATATGTACTTAATAGCCGAAAAGACATTGTCTGGATCACGTCTTTTATTCTTTTCATACCACTTAATTTCCAGAATCACTGGGAATTTTATGTGCTTTTTCTTTAGCCATTGTGGTATGTATGCCTTGCAAATTTTTTGATTGTTTTTTTTGCATCTGGCACCTTTGTAGGGATTAGTCCTGTTTGCATAAATAAAAGTGTTAAGTCCGTCCAGTCTGCCTTGAATCGTATATGTTACAGCCATGACTTGCCAAACTCCTTTCTGAACTCTTCCCTGCTACCGATATTCTCTTCATAATATGTTTGAGCCATCGTCTTAAGCTTTGTATCTATGTCTCCATTTTTTCTGTTAAAATGTACACCGTTCGGATGAAAGTCTGGTCTTAGTGGTACGACAAATCCATATTTTTCACTTTTCTTCCTATTAGAACCACCGAAAATATGATGTCTTTCCACTATGTAAGAACCTGTGTAAATGCAACAGTCCATATTTTCTGTAAATACACTAGTTAGCTTTTTCAAGTTTTACTCTCCACCTTTCTTCCATTTCTTTTATCTCCTGCGGTGTTGCTGTCTCAATTCCAAGCTCTTTTGCTTCTGCAACAGTTCCTTTTATTAGTTCAGACATTTCCTTTGTGTCGTAGGTATGACTCCCACGCATTACCAGATTGATTCTGAACAACTTACCTGCCTTATTGGTAGTTGTACTGGCTGTCGGTTGTAGGTGGCAAAATTCAAGGTCGTACACTTCTATATCGTTATCTAGCGGAAGTGATACAAGAGAACCATTTATAATCTCATGCTGTCCGTACTCTGCTATGAGTTTGTTCTTTATATATACCTTGCTGTTGTCTGTTACTTCTGCAATCTTTCCAACCAGTACATGAAAGTATGCATTGGCATCTAAGCTCCTTCCCTCACGGTACTGAACAACCTTAAGCCGACATTCTTTGTCTTTTAGTCGGTCATATTCCCCTCGTATGTCTTTTTCACACACAAGGGAAATAACCTGCTTTCCACTTTCAAAATCAATGGATATATCATGGATTCTGGCTTTAGTCTCCATCTAATCAACTCCAAATCTTTCTTACATTGGCTTTATCTTTGTTTGCTACGATATACTGATATTCTCCCTCGGTAATTTCTGAAATAGACTTATGATGATAAGATGCAAGAATCTTGTTAATATCAAATGCCATTTCATCACATAAGCTTAAAAGTGTGTCCTGCTTGATTTTTGAAATCTTCATAGCTCTGATTGCATCCGCATTGTTATCGTCTGCTTGCTTGTCAGCTCTTGCTTTGCGTTCTTTCTGGTTTTCGTCTGTATCAGCATCTTTTGTATCATCCAGTAAGAAGATTCCATTTAAGGCATACTTACGTGCATAAGATGATGCTGTTCCTGTTATCTGAGAATCATCCATTCCCTTTTTATTAAGTGCTTCTCTTGCAAGTGCTGTTGTTACTACACTTGCTTCTGTTTCAATGTCCTGCACCTTTACTGTTGCTTTTACGTAGACACGATCTCCAACGGCTATCACATCGTCCGTTATGTACATTGCAAGCTTCTGTTCTTCCAGAAGTGGTTTCACAGCTTCTAAGATTCCCTCTGCGTTGCGGTACATATACCCACCGAATGAGTTTCTTAGATTTTTCGGTGCTTTTAATGTTGTCTGAATCTTCATCATCTTTTCATGTATTGTCATGTTATCTATCTCCCCTCTGGTTCATATTCTCCGTTATACGGAATTGCATTCCCCTGCTCGTCGCATTCTTTGTCACTGCATACATCGTCAAAAAATGCTTCTCTAAGTTTTAAGAGTTCATCCATATTGTTTTCCAGTACATCCCACATATAGTCGATGAACCACTCTCTATCTTCTTCATTTCCTTTTATTCTCTTTTGGATATAATCGTCTGCATCTTCCATTGGGATTACTGTTCCGTATTCATTTGTATATCCTGTAATAATCATTCCTGCTCACTCCCTGCTTCTTTCAAAATCTCTTCTACATCAAATTCTTTTGGTACTGTTTCTTCCTGCTCATTTTCTTTAAGCATTGTAAAAAGTCTAAGCACACTTGCTGTATATGCTAAATTTTCAAAAATGGTTTCAATAGCATCGTTATTCGCCATTCTTTCATTTAAGATTGTATTTGCGTTATCAAATGCTTCTTCTTTGTTGTATATCCATTCTTCATTATCTTGTCCGTAAAGTTTTACAATAAGTTTGCTATAAAACTCTGTCATGCCTGTTGCAATTTTTTTATCTGCTACCTTATTTTCCTCTTCTGTAAAACGTGGGTCTCTAGTTTCTTTCACTGCTTCAATAATTACTTTTCTTGCTGCATCTTTAAACTCTTTTTTTGTAATAATCATTGTCACATTCTCCTTTTCCTGCTATACTGTTGTTATGTATTTTTTGTTAAGCACTTTAGACCTGCACGTCTGGGTGCTTTTTTTATTTCCATCCTTTACGCTCCATTTCGATTTCTGCCAAACCTGCGAGTGTGCAGACCGCCATAAATACAAACGGTGTGATTCCCAGACCTGTTAAAACAAGTCCTAAAACCATAATTGCTGTTCCTGCTATCATATCATTTCTCCTCTCAATGCTCTGTTTTCTTCTCTTTGTTTCCTTGCTCTCCATTTTTCAAACAACTCAGTGTCAAAGAAGATTGGAGAATTTTTCTTAGCACCTTTTTGTGCAAAGTCTTGTCCACGTTCCCGATAAGCTTCATCCAGAAACGACTTCGGGAACCCCATTTTCACAAGCTCTCCCATCTTCATAACTGGTTTCGGGTATTCCATGTTTACCTCACTTTCTCCGCTTCTTCCTACGGTAGTATCCTCTTTTCTTCATTCCTGCCTGTCTGAACGCCACTTTCTTGTATTTGCCGTTCTTCTTAGCTTTAATTCTTTGTCCCATTCTCTAAGTCTCCATCAATATCGGTGTGATAGTTGTTAACTCCGCTTCCGTCCTGCTGAACGTATTCATATGAGTTAAACACATATATCCACACTGTATTTGTCGTAACCAATGCAATGAATGTAATTAGCCAGATTGCAAACCATCTTTTTGCTGTCCGTTTACTTTGCTCAATTACCTCTGTTGCAAAGTATTCTTCTAAGTCTTTCCACTGCTTTGTCTTATCTTCCATTCCGCACCTCTTTCTTGCGGTGTTAAAAAAATTGTGTTATAATTTCCTTACCGCTAAGCTATGGTTAGTGGTTACATTCGCCCTGTGTGGTAGTTCCATTACCGCATGGGGCATTTTTATTTCTTTCGTGCTTCTCTTCTCTTTTTACTTCTGTAGTTGTCGATTAATACAGCTGTGATTTCAAGTGCAATTACTCCTACAGCTCCTACAAAGATTCCTAATTGAAATGGTGGTATATACATTTCTGCACTCCTTTCTGTGCTATAATTTATTTAGGAGGTGTACTATGTCTAAAAATCCTTTACCACATCTTGATAAACCAGATGAAGAAACCATTGATAAAATGAAATCTTCTGACTATTCCAAAAATCAAAAGGTTCAAGATGAAATTTTAAAATTTTTAGAAAATGATAAACAGCTTATCAAAGCAATCCGTAAAGAATGGTTCTGGACAAAAGGTATTGTGATTTTCAACACTGTTTTGTCTGTTATTTCTGTTATCATTGCTCTTATTTCGCTAATAGTATCCATATACAAATAGCAATTACTATCACTGCAATAATCACAGTAATAAGCTGTATGAAGAAGAGAGTTCTTAAAAACATTAAGTCTCTCTTTTTTTGTTTTCTCGTTCTGCCGTAATTTAGGTAGTAGAACAAATCGTCAAAATTCATATACACCCTCTTTTCTGCTATCTTCTAAGCTTCATAGCTCTTATCGTCAGTCTATTTAAGTAGCAATCTCGCAATCGCAAGTACCAATGCTGTACAAGAAAGCACAAAAGATATTCTTGTAATCAATGGGTACTCTGACCATGCTCTCATTTTTTTATGAGAATATCTTTTCTTCACTACTCACTCTCCTCTAAAAAATAATCTACTGTTACCCCAAAGTAATCAGCTAATGCCTTTAACTTTTTGATGCCCGGTTTACTTCTTCCTGTTTTCCAATCCGTAAACGTAGACCTTACAATTCCTGTATCTTCTGACACTCTGTAATCTGTCAGATTCCTTTTGTCCCTTAACGCACAATATTTTTTATACATATTTACTCCTTTCCGAACGTTTCTATTGATTTTAGTTCGGAAATCAGTTATAATATGAAATGTAAAGAAAAATCATAACAAGAACTTACCAATGGCTGTTCTTTTTTCCGAACTTATGGTTATATTATAATTCGGATTCTAGAACTTGTCAATAGTTTTTGTACGGATTTTGGAACTTTTTTTAAAAAGGCGGTGCTTTATGTACGAAATTTATCAAAAACTGCGTGACGAAAGAGGTCTGAAAGATTCTGATGTAGCAAGAGAAGCTAGCGTTTCTAAGTCAACTTTTTCTGATTGGAAAGTTGGCAGAAGTAAACCAGGCATCAAAAAGTTACAGAAGATTGCCGATTTTTTCGGTGTAACAGTTGATTACCTCATGACAGAAAAGGAGGAGGATAAAAAAGAAAAAGATAACCGTGTAATAGACATCAAAGACGAACTAGAGAGAATGAGAGATTTACTTAAAAACAGGACTAGACACCCTATCTACTACGATGGGAAAAAACTTGACGATGAATCTCTTGATGCGATATTAGCCCAGTATGAAATGTCACTTATATATCTTGAACAGAAAAATAAGTGAAGAAAGGATATGGATGTATGAATCATAATCAAATTAAATCTATTGTATACAATTTGATTAAAAAATACGAAACCAGAAACCCCGTTAGGCTTGCAAAAGAATTAGACATAATCATCCAGATCGGGGACTTAAAAAAAATATCTGGTTGCTATTTAAAGATTCACGAAAGAGATTTTATTTACATAAACGAAAAATTATTAGAAAACGAAAAAAAGTATCACGAGGTCTTAGCTCATGAGTTAGGTCATGCGGTCCTGCACAAAGAAGATTTTTATTTCTTCTCATTCGGCAAGAACTGTTATGAGAACTCTATCGAACAAGAAGCACAGACATTTGCTTCGGAACTTTTGATACCCGATGAAGTGATACTTGATCACAAAGATTATACAAAAGAGCAACTTGCAATGCTGACAGGATACACCCCACAGCTAATTGCATTTAAACAGCTCTAAACTTTTTCTTTTTTTGTTTTATTTTTTTCTTTTTTAT